CTCGAGATGCACCTAATAAAGCCTTAGGCCCAGCAGGAGTAAATTCTCCTTCTGGGGAGATTAATCTTTTGGCAAACTCAGCAACTCCGATTTCGGATTGCAGAGATTTGTCTAGATTGATCTCTAAACCTAAGAACTTCATTAAGGCTAGGTAGTTCGTAGCAACAGCCTCATCGGCTATTACTACATCATCACCGAGTACGGCATAGAGGTCAAAGAAACCGGATTTACCGGCTCTTTGAGCAGCTATCTGTACAATGACGTGATGACTAAGAGCTAGCATAGCTCACGACGACAGTGCACCCATAGGCTGTCCGACAGAGTAATACAGATCCATTGAAGGATTTATTTTACTTTGACGTAAATGCCATGGGCGGTCTACCAATAATGATTTTCAGGCTTCAGCAAACTCACTACCCATAAAAGTAGAGAGAATCTGGACCTGGAAGTCTATTGGTAGTCTATCAGTCGCGGCAGAAAGGTCAAATGACCAAACCTTTGGTATCTTCATCTCCATCAACCTCTTTAGAGGTCGATATTGATCAAAAGTACCATCGGTCGGAATCAGACACAATCACTTAAACAAGTGATCGTGGAGTGGGTACAAAGCAGATTGCGTAAATGCATCTGTTATTGCAAACACTCTGACCTTCCCAGCAGCCTCGAATTTCTTTGAAAGTCTACCTAAATGCAGAGAATCCAACTCATATCCGTCGGGGAGTTTCACCCCCTGCTCGGCGATGAGCAACTTATACAAGTTAACACCTGTGTAAGATGTCACCACTCGGAAAGCTTCTTGAACCTTGGGATAACGCAAATATGCGTGAGCATCTAGTGCTCACCCGAGGCAAGAAACTTCTGAGTTTGGACCTGCTGATTGAGAGATAAGCATTCTTCCTAAAGGTTTAAGGACGCTGGGTCTTTCTTTCTTCAAGAAAGCCCATCGGTCCTGATCCCCTGATGAAGACTTAATCGCTGGAAGTCTTGCAATACCGTCCTCAACCTCACGGTCGAGGAGAGTCTTGCTCATTCCAACGAAATCACCAGTTATACTGGAGAGTTTCATCTTAGGACGAGAACGCATAACTCTATAGATAGACAACAGAGTCAGGACTCCCCTGATCACAACCGGATTACGCTCCTCAATGAGGACACGTAACACTCCAGGTATGATCAAAGGGAGACCCCTTCGAGTGGCTACTCGGGGTTCGTCTGATGACGAAGCCTTTTCGCCAGCAACTGCTTTCATAGTTAAGCGATGAGCCTCCTTTAGGTATTGCACCGTAAAGGTAGGTCCCGAATGTTTCATATGTGAAACTATTCGGTTAGCTAACTTAATGAAAGAGTGCCTGTAACTTTGCAAACCAAGAACTCAGACCAGCAAATTGACACATTTATATAAGTAAGGTATACTTATATAACGTGCCAAGAAGCTGTTACTAGTTCGCCTTGTGTTACGTTTTACGGTTAAAGAACCAACTCTTGAGTCCCCAATAA